GCCATCGTCTTAACTTCGGTCTCAGATCTCTTCGGCTTTGTTGCTCCCGAAGATGAGCTTGAGGCATGGGCTCCTCCTGCCTTCTGCATTGATTTGACAATATCTAGAACTGCAGAACTATCCTTGTGGGTGGATGCTATTTCATCAAGTGTATGCTTCATGTGTACCTTCCATCCTGGATAAGTGTCCAGATATTTCGACTTGACATCCATTGTAACAACGTATGTCTTTTCAACCAACTTTTTCATCTCAGTAATAGCCTTCAGGTCGTCTTGCGAAGTAGACGACGACCCGGAGCCACCACTATTTTCAGAAAGGTCAGTTAACCAGACATTCAACTTTTGAGCCTTAATTGCAGAGTAATCAGGACCATTCAGCACCAAAACATGGGAAGAACCATTGTATGAGGGTGGGCGATCTTGTGGAGCACGATATGTGACGATTTTTGACGTTCTCTGGTCCATAGTTGTATAACGTAACATCTGATTCTCAGCCAAACGACCAGCACTTTCCCACCTACCCCTCTCAAATTCATATTCAAATGTATAGGGAACTAAATCAAGCTCCTTATAACAGTCGTTTATGAAAAATTGAAGGGCAGTGAAAACTTCCTTCCCGTGCAGAACAGCATCCATCAACGAGGCCTGACACCTCATATCCAAATCCACGACCCATGTCTTGGATTTAACGTACCTGATCCTATCCAAAATAGTCTTCATTTCCAAAGGAGCCAGGTACATCCCAGTTCGAGGGTCCAGAACAAATGCCCTCTTCAGAAACCTCATCTGATCCCATTCCCCAAAAGGCTGGACCAGATCACCAGAATTCTTCTTCCCATCAGTCATCACAATTCCGTACTCAGACAAACAAGCCGCAATGGTCCTCAGATTATACCATTGTGCACAAAGCGGCTTAACAGTAACCATGTTGTCATCACCATAAACAATGGCTTTGACGTTCTCATCAAACAATCGGAGGGTTGCGAGTTCAGGTGCGTGCGTCTCAGCCAACTTCAACCAGGC